TCATCACGAATTAATTCGTTTTCAAAAAAAGACATCAGCTAGAAACCTTCGACAAAACTATCTGCTTATATTTAGGTTTATCTAGTGAAAGGAAAGGTTCGTATTTCAGTACCTTCTTTTTGATATCTGGCCAAACTACAGGATCATTAATTGACGTATCAAAGTCTTTAATGAAGTTTAATAATTGGTTAAGAATAACTAATGTTTCCAAGTTTATAGAACTTGAAAGGTATTGTTTTATAACTGGAGGATGTGTATTAGTTACCTTAAAGATATCTTCAAATGAATGTTCCTTCAATAAGATATCTAAATCATTTGAAAAGACAAAGCTCATGCTCTGAATTTTCTTTAGCCAATTTAAATAGACTGAAGTGTTTTCTATCCTAGAAATATCTCCAATCCAAGTGTCTCTGTTTTGTACAAAGTGAGCTACAAAATATTGAATCAATTCATCTTGACTAAATTTTGTAGCCAACTTCTTAAAAAAGTATTTGTCTTTTCGTTTTTCAAATGCCTCTAGTGAAGCTTTGGCTTTACCTGCACCACACTTAAAAAAATCAAAATTATCTTTACTAAAGTGTAGTTTTATTGCTAGATATGTTCGATAAACATCAAACCCATTCATAAAGGAAGTCTGGCACGAGAAGTTCGTTTCATAAAGTTCATACGTTGAGCATCAACTTTAATTTTTTCTTTAAGTGGTTTAGAAATTAATTTTGAAACATTTCCTAGTTCAATGTCATTCTCTTCGCAGTAAACTAATACTGCATCAATATAATTGAGACCGCCCTGATTTGACCGGACGATCTCTTCCACTTCCATGGAAAATTTAGATGCTGTCATAAATTTGTCTTCAAATAATTCATTAAGTTCGTTGTTCTTCATAGGCTCTGATGTATTCCATTAGTACTTTCATGTATTTCATGATATCGTACTCCTGGAAGACTTGGATTTCTCCATCCTCACAGGCGATTAAAGTTACAAGTTTTTTTACTTTGATACCAGTACGTTCATAATACATCATTGCATATGCACACTCTTGTGCAATATAGTTTTCAATCCACTCTCTCTTTTTTGGTTCAGTAGAAGACTTGAAATCTATAATTGCTAGCTCGTTTTCATATTCTGCAATGCAGTCAACTCGTCCAGCAAGTTTTAGTTTATCACTGTATAGTGCTCCTTCCAAGACATGAATGTTGTTAATTCTATCTAGGAAAGGTTTTAAATGTTTAAACATGAATAGAGGCAGTACTTTATCTTTGTACTTCTCTTCATTGAACATATTATTTAGGTAGTCTTCATTCATTAGGTGAAGATTTGTACCTCTAGATGCTGCTCTGGAAGAAATACGATTAGCCTCTGCTTCCCCTACTCTTTTCCTCCATTGTAGAATTGACTTCTTTGAAGTGGCACCAATAACAGTAGTAACGGAAGGATACTTATTTCCATCTGGAGTTAAGTATAGCCTCCCGCTATCTGTAGTTATAGCTTGTAAATCAATCAGAGGTTCATTATTTAAATGTACAAACACTATCAGAATCCCAAATTAAGTTTGCTGATTAGATAACTTCTGATTAGACCTGAACGAACGATGTCGGCGATTCCAAATTCTACCATGGAAAATTCATCCATAGTTTGAAGAATGCTCATGAAATTCAGAACACCATTTCTTTCGTTGGTCTTTACAAGGTCAGTTTGTTGAACATCACCACAGAAAATAATTTTAGCATCTTGTCCAACACGAGTGATGATAGAATCTAGTTCATGGAAATTAAGATTCTGACTTTCATCAACAATGATGATACAGTTATCAAGAGTAGTACCACGGATGAATGATGTACTCCAGAAACTTACAGTTCCTTGTCCTTTTAGATTACCATACAAAGCTTCAAATGAAGCATCATCTGGCATCTCAAACATGTACTTTACCATGTTCTTATATGGAATCTGGTAAAGGCTTGACTTATCCTCATGATCTCCTGGAAGGAAACCAATCTCCCTAGTAGAAACTAGAGAACGAACCATATATACTTTTTCATATGGAGTTTTATCGTTTAATACATCCTTTAGTGCTAGGTAGAGACTAACAAATGTTTTACCTGTACCTGCAGCTCCATATAGAAATAGATTTTTGTCGTTTGCGTATTCTTCAAATACTTTTTCTTGAGCTGGAGTCAGAGGTTGAATATCAACCATATGCTCAGCATCAATTGGCTTTTTTCTCCTCATTTTTTTAGATGATAAATCTGCAAATGAACTTTCATTCTTTCTTCTACGGGAACTTGTCATACGTCAAAAGTTGAGTTGGGATATGATTTTTTGATGCGACCTAACACATCTTTAAATGAGCCAGGGACTTTCGTGTTTTTCCAGTCCCCAACTTCGCTGATAGAATACATTCCTGTTGGAACTTGGGTGATGTGTGGGTTTTCTTTTAGATATGGCTCTCGGTCAGCCATATACATCCACTTCTCAAACTCTTCACCAGTGTTATTATCTTTGAATCTATAGGTTGGCATTTGTCTTAAACCATTCAGGGATAGTAGAAGGAGATTTCCATTTTGCAAAAGCAATTTTATCTCCAATGTAATAATTACGATAAGACTGAATTGTGTCAGTTTTCTTATATTTATCGGGCATAGCTGGAGGTGGATCAGACCACCCCAAATCAGGAAGATTATTAGGAGGATGTTTTAAATATGCTCTCAAAGATTCAGTAGCATGAAACTTGCCGTATCTTCTGGTGTATTCAATACAACATTGTTCAAAGAGTTCATAGAGCCAGTTGTAATGTGATCTAGAACTCCTAGCCCAGATAGCAGAAGGGTGGTTAATATGACAAGCTTTATAGAGATTTGATTCTCTTGGCTCATCGAGTTTGAATCTCTTGACTTGTCGATTCTTATTAGAAAGTTCGTAATAACCAATACCGTCAAGAACTCGATGAGCGGTTGATAGAAGTTGTGCATACTCGACAATCATTTTGACTACATGCTTGTCACAATGTTCTTGAGCACATATAGCTGGATTGTAATTCAAATAAAAGATGTTCATAACAAAGAAATTTCACATTACCAGTCTAGTGCTTCTGCAATATCAGGGAAGCAGGTCTTAAAGATATCTTTACATTCATTTGCGATATCCATATGTTCCTTTTGGGTTCCATTTGAAGATCGTAGATTGATATAATGAATCCATGACCTGGCTGAGCCCTTCATGTAAATCCTTGTTGGGGTGGCTAGAGGAAGCACAAACCTTGCACATTCCTTTGCCACACCCTGTTTGAGAAGAGAATCATATAGTTGTTGACTCTTCTCAAAATGTTCTTGAATTTCACCTTGCATTTTTAGCTTTACATAATCACCAAAGTCATCAATTGAGTTCTGGCGATTCTTGGTATCCTGACGGCGAAGATCTGGAACTGATGGTCTATCAGTGAGAAGTTTCGTATCAGCATACCGCTGTGAAAATTCTTGATATGTAAATGAACGGTGACGAAGCACTTGAGCCGCGATTCCTCTGGTAGTATTAATCTCCAGAGTCATATCAGCTTGTTCAAAGATACTCCAATGATTTTCACGAATGCAGTATCGAAGAAGTCCAGCAGCAGTATCAAACTTTTCCTGGTTGGCTGGATTACTTACACGAGCAGTATAAGTAATCACTTCTTGGGCTGACTTACCTTCCAGTTTGCCAGCACCTTGACTTAATGAAATCAAAAAAACATTGCTCATAGTTACTTTTTCTTTTTGGGTTCCTTGGGTTGAACGCCCCATAGTTTGGGGTTGACCTTGCCATCGGTCCAGCGGATGTCTTTCAGACCTTCACGGTACTTGTCCCAGTACATATCAAAGATCTGAGCCCGCTTGTTACACACTATTATATCATACCTTGTCTGGTTGTCAACCTCATAGGTGACTAGGTATGAATTTAATGGTAGTGTTTTATCCTTTGCTAAATCTCTGCTGCAATCTTGATGTACGATTTTACACATGTCACGACCTATTGCCCCACTTAATTTCAGGATAGGCTTCTTCAATACAAGCTTTAGTAATCTTATATTTTTTACCTAGGGTTTTGTCCTTTACCATACAAAGAACTTTAGCTTCATCTTGATGAAGACTTTCTAGTAATTGAATAAACATGGTCTCTCGTTTGTTGTTTGCAAGACCATCGTTTCCGCCCTTTACAAAGTTATACAGAATTCGATATTCATGTAGTAGTCGAGTGTGCTCTGTATCTACTGGAGCTTCGTTTGGAGTGTACGGAACTTCACCTTCTGGTAAAAGAGTAATTACACTGTCATCAAAGTTCCAAATTAAAATTGATTGAAGTGCTGCGCTTTTATACTTACGTAGTAGTTCAATCTTTTCTTTTTTTGTTTTTGCATTAGATACTTTTTGTAGAACTTCCGAAATCAGAAGTCTTTCTACTGGTAGTTCAGCCATGAGTTAAAAATCCTCCAATTCATTTAATAATGTTATTAACCTGTTTTCAATGAAGTAGTTCATTGAAATTTTATTTGGTGTACTACTATTTAACAAGTTGTACTCAGTGATAATTTTATCCTCTATTTCAGATGGGATACAGGCTAGGTCTATAAGTTTTTGATTGCGATGATAGTTAATTAACTGTTGTTCATTGCAATAACTTTCTGGTTCTGCAGTAATCCATTTTGCAATATTCTTCTTGCTAATGGGTTTCTGCCTTTTACCAGAAACAAAGGTATCTGATTCAGATAGAAAATTTGGAATACCATCTGACCTATCACCTTTGATCACATGTTCTTTGATGTATAATTTGGGATCTATCCCATCATTTACATACTTCTTTTGAACAGGATTATATTGAGTTACACAGGGATACTTCGATAATTGAATGAAGTCTTTATCGCCTGATAAAATTAAGACCTTTTCAGTCTTTAAATTTTCTTTTTGCTTTTTGATGTTGTGGACTGTAACATGTTTTGATAGAGTGGCAATAATATCATCTGCCTCAGCTCCATAAATTTCCATTACAATATATGGAAAGTTATCTCGAATTTCATCTCGAATTTTATTCAAGATTTCAAAGATCTGAGACCAATCAAATAAAGATTTCTCTCTATCTTTTTTTCGGTTTTGTTTATAGTATGGAAAAATTTCTTTCCTCCAATAGTGCTTGCTATCGTAACAAAGAACTAAGTTGCCATACTCGGCATGAAATTTTTTTTTGTATGATTTGAGAGATGTAAGTACCATGTGACGGACCATATTTTCATCTAGTCCGTCACTTAGTCTAGTTTGCATCATCAAATTACTAATCATGCACTGATTCATATCAACCAGTATCATAAATTAATCCTCTTCGTCGTCCTCGTCGTCTTCTTCCTCAAAACGTACAGCAATTAATTCCTCGGTAATATAGTTTCCATTCTCATCATACATTTCTGGATGCCCAGTTGCATGAGCTGAGACTGGATTGAAATATTCGTTTGCGAACCATCCAAAAACCATACCAATTAAGAATGATAATCCTATTAAAACGAATCCTACTGCAAATACAGTAAGCAAAAGTAATAGATTGCCCATGGTTCTTTTCCTTTAGAGTTTTAGTCTTGTGTTTCTTCTACGAAGATCTTAACTTCCACTCTATAGTTTCTCTTGAATATGGAAACTAATTTATCGAAGTGGAAGTCAGGCTTTTGCAAGTCTTTTTTCCTCCCACTTATCATTGCTCTTACATTTTTATTTAGTAACTTTTCGCTCATGTAATGACCTTGATTAGAATGTGCTTGGATGTCATTCGTCCAGTTGGAGTTTTTGGTTTGGTAGTTAGATGACTACCAATATTCTCTACATTAAATTTGCTAGCTGATAGTACTTCAGATAGAAACTCTTCTGGTTTCCTGAGAGTTCGTACCCAAGATTTGTCGGGATCAAACCCATCTACCATAGTACGTCGAACTGATAAAGATCGTCCAGTATAATAACATAATTCTCGCTTCTCTACATTATAGAGGAAAACATGTTTTGAGCCGATGATTTCTGTAGGAGATTGTGGCTTATAGACATCAGTTCCAAAGACAAGTTCTTTGTCGTATAATGTGACGAGTTTAACCAGTTTTTCTGGCGTAACTCGACGCTTCTTACGAGTAATCTTTTTGGCACTTTTATATGCATACAGATCATCTACAATCTGATTAAGAAGTTCTTTGAAATCACGAAGCTCTGGACGACGGAAGTTACCATAACCTTCTTTGACTACTTCATCATCACCATCTAATGCAATAGATAGTTCCTCAATTTGATCTGTAATAAAATTGAGTTTGTTATCTACAAAATCATTGATAGTCCTACGATCAATGTCTTGAGACTTTAGAAATTGAGTAAAGCTGGCTTTTGGTTTTTTACGGGTTACGACAAAGCTATCAATAACTGTGTCAATAAAAGCTGCGATCTCACTCATAGTAGGTTGTTTTCCTTTAGGTATTCAATAGTATCAGAAGCTCCACCAATTAGCTTATCGCCAATAACAACTCGTGGAAATGTAGAACCTTCTCCAAACTCCTGAATAAAGTTCTCTCTGGTAAAATCAGTATCTAGTTTGTATTCAACAAATTGAACTTCAAGTAATCCAAAAACTTGTTTGATTTTTTCGCAATACGGACAATTTTCTTTGCTGTAAATAGTGACTTGCATAGGACCTTGACTTGCCTCCGTAGTATACCAGAAAAAAGGAGGGCTGTCAAGCCCTCCGAAGAATTAAAATTTCTTGAACATCCACTTGAATTTGATATAGCGTAATTGCAAGTATACCAAAAAATGGTTTATCTTTATAGTAATCCAGTCTAATACATTTGGATCACTAATACAAACATAAGTAAATACAATTGCAAATAGCAGAAAGTATATTTCCATTATACTAGTGGGTCATCCATAGTGACATTTTCTGGTCGATCAAAATAACCAGTTTCCATAGCTTCATCTAAACATTGTTTGATGAGTTCTTCTATGGTAATTCCTCTTTCTTCTGCAATGATATGTGCAATCGCAGCAGTTTTATCATCTAGTTCAATTTCAATCTGTTCATTTTCAGTAGTCATGATGGTAAATTAAAATAAGGGTTTTCATCATATCCTGGCGGGTAGTTTGCTTCTTCATCATAGCATGGGTTGGCACATGGAGAATCTACTTTACGATATTGACACACTCGTTTTGCCAAGTATTCTAGATCTCCAGGCTTCCCAAAGGAAAACTTAGCAACACCATCTTCAATAACTACCCCACATGCAGGACATTTTTGCATATCAACCTCGGTTTGATAGTGATACTATTTAGACTCAGGTTGATATTTGTGTTTTAAATCGTTGATAATCATAATTGATTTTTTCAATCCAAGAGCATATTCATTATGCCCATGTTTAATTGAAATTTGTATGCTGTGTTGAATCCGTTCATAAAATTCTTTATAGAATTGTTCGTTCATAAAATAATAACGGACAGCGGAGAATAATAGAATCGAACTATCAGGCTATTAACCTGGCATCGTTTTCAAGACGATTTACCGACCATCGGTGCTATTCTCCAAAAAAGTAACCCTAGGGTTACATATTATATATCAAGGATTAACCTGAGTTCTTGCGTCCATTTGACGAACAGTATAGATTGGACTCTTCATGTAGCGTTTAATCTTCTTCAGTTGTTTATTTAATTGCTTAAGCTGTTCTAGATCTCGTTTAATTTCTGCAGGACTTTTGATCTTGTCTTCATTTAAACTAAGTTCTGGAGTTAGTACAGTTTCTTCTTCTGTGACTTCAACAGATTCTACATCAATAATTTGGTCTTCCATAGTTTACTCATGAAAAAGGAGCCTCTAGAGGCTCCCATATCATAGCACGTTAGAGAGTGCTTGTCAACCGATTGCAGGGGCGGTCAGGGCCACAGGAGTGGTCTGAACGGATGCAAGGTCTAGAGGGAAGTTGTGAGCGTTACGCTCGTGCATTACCTCAAAGCCAAGGTTAGCACGGTTGAGGATATCAGCCCAGGTGTTTACAACACGACCACTGCTGTCAAGTAGTGATTGGTTGAAGTTGAAACCGTTTAGGTTGAAGGCCATCGTGCTAACTCCCAGAGCAGCGAACCAAATACCAACAACAGGCCAAGCAGCCAGGAAGAAATGAAGACTGCGAGAGTTGTTGAATGAGGCGTATTGGAAGATGAGTCGTCCGAAGTAACCGTGGGCTGCAACGATGTTGTAGGTTTCTTCTTCTTGTCCGAACTTGTATCCATAGTTTTGTGATTCGTTTTCAGTTGTTTCACGAACGAGTGAAGACGTAACCAGACTTCCGTGCATAGCACTAAAGAGACTGCCACCAAATACCCCAGCCACACCGAGCATATGGAAAGGATGCATGAGAATGTTGTGTTCTGCTTGGAAGACGAGCATGTAGTTGAAGGTGCCTGAGATTCCGAGAGGCATTGCATCACTGAAGGAACCTTGACCGAAAGGATAGACAAGGAAAACTGCAGAAGCGGCGGCAACAGGAGCACTATAAGCAACGCAGATCCAAGGACGCATACCCAGACGGTAGGAAAGTTCCCACTCACGACCCATGTAAGCATAGATACCGATTAGAAAATGGAAGACGACCAGTTGGAATGGCCCACCATTATATAGCCACTCATCAAGTGAGTTTGCTTCCCAGATGGGATAAAAGTGTAGACCGATAGCATTGCTTGAAGGAACAACAGCACCAGAGATGATGTTGTTTCCATACATGAGTGAACCAGCTACAGGTTCACGAATACCGTCGATATCGACAGGAGGAGCAGCAACGAAAGCAACAATGAAACAAATAGTAGCAGCGAGAAGGGTTGGAATCATTAGAGTTCCAAACCAACCGACATAAAGACGGTTTTCGGTAGAAGTTACCCACTCACAGAATTGGTCCCAAGTGTTACTTCCACGCTGTTGAGCGATGGATGCAGTCATAGTTTTAAAAGAACGTAAAGGTTTATTAAAAAGTATGTGAAGAAACGTAACGTCCCTTCGACCTATTTATAGTACCACAGGTCTGGTGGCTTGTCAAGGGGTCTAGCCTAAATACATATAAACTGTTCTCATGAACGAGAGAAGGACATTTAACACTCCAATTAGAGAGCCTTGGAATGCTCCAATCCATCAAATGCTAAAAGCTATAGATAATCATACAAGAGAATATCTAAAGACTGGAGATCCTTGGCATAAAGAAAAAGCAGATACGTTAAGAACATATCTGCATGAGTTAAAAACTTGGATACACAAAGAAGAAAGTACAACAAACAATGGAACTTAATATGGGAACCATCGCAACTTCACTTGTAGGTGCTGCTATTATTGGTGGGTTTACTAGTTTCTGGGGACTGCAACAAAAAACAGCAGTTCAAGAACAAAAAATTATTCAAATTGAAAAAACTCTTCAAGAAGTCAAAGAGCAACAAGAAAAGAAACTAGATAGAATTATCGAGGCATTAGAAAAGAAATGAACAATTTTCCCTGGGGAGTTGCAATAGGACTTGGGATAGTTCTATTAGGAACCCTATGTTGTATAGTCTATATTATGATGTTAGACTACCTAGAAAGCAAAGATGAAAACTCTAAGCATTGAATTATTAATCATAATTAGATTACTAACCAATGATGGAATCTTTTTAGAAAATAGAAGACCTCTGCCGAAAAGACAATCGACAGAGGTTGCTCGTTTTATAAAAAGGCCAGCAAAGAAAGGAAAAAAATTATTTAATTTTATTCAATCCAGAATCCCATAGGGCACCTTCGGCTCTACGTCTACGTGCAAGACCTTTCTCTACGCTAGATCCTGGATTGCGGTAGCGATACAGTGCCTCAGGAACCATGTGCCAGGACTTATCTTTTAATGTTTTGGTGATGGTAGCAAATCCATCTGACCCATAGAAATTAGCACCAAGATTATATGCAAATGAAAGTAGTGCTCCTCGCATCTCGTCATTCATTTCATTCCAGTATGGAATCTTAGTAAGTGGTGGTAGAAATTGATTGCGAATTTGATATTCTAAAAGTTGATCTGCTTGTTGCAATGTAATCTTATCAGTAATCTTAAATGGATTTCCATTCATATCTTTGGTACTTCCCCAACCAATAGTGATAGGAAGTCCTCCAGTATGTGGATCATAATAAGCTTTTAATACACACCCTTCAAACTGCTTAATTAAATCTACACCACATAGAGGAACTACAGATGTATTAGGTTGTGCGTATTGATTCCTAAACCTTTTAGCAAACTCTTCTAGTACTTCAGTGGAAGTATGTTGCTGAAGATATTCCCATGCATCCATTTGATGCATGTAATCTTTGGTGTTCTTCGCTGCATCAGTTAATTTTATAGACATAAAAAAAGGAGGTATTGAACCTCCTGTATTTATTTAACTCAAAGAATTCCAGGAATAATTTGCCCAGTCGTCAAGTAAGTGCCAACTGCAATTACAAAACCAAGCATTGCTAGACGTGCATTGAGGATTTCTGCCTCAGGGGTAAAACCGAATTTCATAGTTGTTCTCCTAAATTAAAGGTTTTCTTCTTGTTCAGTTAAAATAACACAATCACTGGTGGGATATGCTACACAAGTTAGAACCCAACCTGCTTCAATTTGTTCATCATCAAGGAATGATTGTTCTTCGTTGTCTACTGTACCACTAATCAGTTTACCAGCACAAGCAGAGCAAGCACCAGCACGACAAGAGGAAGGTAGATCAACGCCAGCTTCTTCAGCCGCTTCAAGGATATATTGATCATCGGCACACTGAATGGTAGTTTCGGTGCCATCGGGGGATTGAAGTGTAATGTTGTAAGTAGCCATCAGTATGTTTTAGAAAGTTGATTTACAGAATGGGCAAGAAGTACAAAGAATACAATGCTTGTTACAGTGAAAATTAGTTCAGTCATTTAGAAGACCCCGAAGAAGAAATTACCTGTGACCAGATAAGAAACAAGACCAGAAACAAAACCGACCATTGCCCAGCGCCCATTGTACTTTTCCTTTACTTGATTGGGGGTATCCATACCGTAGTTTTCATAATACATAGTGGGTTCTTTTGCCCACATATTCATTTGCCCACGGTCATTACTTGTTACAGTCATTTAAATTATTAAGAATTGTTGCACTAGTATATATGAAACAGGGGGTTTTGTCAACCCCCAATTGTCAGAAAATCAGAACTTGAACCCCAGACCCGTAGTGAATACAGGTGAGTAAGTACCGTTAGTAACACCATAGCTATTAGAAGCATTGGTGGTAGGGAACTTGAGATCAGCAAAACCAACTAGAGAGTTGGTGAGACGACCCTCTACACCTAGAGCTAGAACTACCTGACCCTTCTCGCCAACAGCAGACTGATAGTTAGCATCAGTATTGTTTACGAAAGGAATCTGATAACCTACACCAGTATAGATGTTAGCACGACTTACACCAGAAGGAGCACGAGAAATACTCCAGTCATAGGACACTAGAGCACCGCCACCTGCACCAATCTGACCAGCAGGAGTACCAACTAGGTTAGCATAAGGACGAACAGCAACAGCATTCTGATTGCTGAAAGTCTTTACTGCATAACGACCTTGGATGGTAGCACCAGATACAGTACGGTTTTCGGTGTAACCATTACCAGCAACACCTTGCTTGTTCAGTAGAACACCAGCACCTAGATAGTTACCAACACCTTGAGCCTTTTGTGCAACTGCAAGTTCTAGTGCAGATACACGAGCATTAGTAGCACCTAGTTCTTTAGCAAACTCAGCACGAAGTGCGGCTGCTAGTTGTGCATCAGCAGCAGTTTCAAACTCAGTGATACGATCTAGACATGCATTTGTTAGTGCAGCTAGTTGAGCACGAGTTGCAGGTTGACCAGGACGGAAAGTGCCATCAGGGAAACCAGCAACACAACCGTAACGTGAAACTAGGTTAGAGATAGCCTGATAGGACCATTCAGTAGGCTGAACGTCACGTAGCTGAGAAACGCTAGTGACTTGTGCCATGGCAGGAGTAATCGCAGTAGTAGCAACAACACCAGCAGTGATAAGTGAACGAATCATAATTTGAAAATGATTAAGTACAGATTTTATTTATATTGTTAGGAACCATAACGTGGTTCGGTCCCTTCCCCAATATTATAGGGTAAAAGGTGGGGGCTGTCAACCCCCTTTGCAGGCTCGCCACTTGCCCTTTGACTGGAGGCAAGAAACCAGGCGGGAGTAAGCACTCCTCATCCGCACCAGTCGGCATATTTACTGTCCAATCCGACGAGGACTATTTGGGTCATGTTGACTCCACCAGGGTAATTTTTAAGTCATTCCAAGACTTCTAGATCTTTGTATATTTGCCAGATATACTGCTTGTGTTCTTGAAGTTTCTGAATTGTTTCGTGAAGTTTAGTATAATTTTTTAAATCCATTTGGGATTGGATTTGCTTAAGTGTAGTAATCACACTTTCAATTTCAGCACAAACATTTGATAACTTGAAAGAACGGTAGTTTGTTTGTTCCATTTGATTTCTAAGGGGTTGCTCCCGACCAGGGTTTTTAAAGACTCTCCATGTCTCTCAGGTTATTTATTGTTGTATTAGTCCTTTGGTTTTGGTTTGTTACACTCGTTGCAGTAATACGAGAAGCCTGTACGAAATGATTTTACCACCTGGAAGTGGTCTTTGTCAAGGGGTTGTTCGGTGTGGCACTTAGCACACTGTCTAGTCCCACCACCAACAGAGGTTTTCAAGGGTGTTGATGAACTGTTCATGGTAGACAGTGCGGCTAGGATTCGGTTTACCATCTTTCATGTCCTGTAGATACTGAATTATGCCACGAACCACGGGGGTGTCCTGGAAGTATTCGTGCATTCTGTAACAATCAAACTTCTCATGGTATTGAATGAAGTCATGGAGTGGTGCCATGTTGCGACGATGAGCACGAATGAATACATCTTCATCTTTGATGCCGTGCTTATTGCGAATGTCTAGTGGTACATACCTTTCTTCTTCTGGAATATCATCAGTAAGAATTGCATGTTCTGGTTTTTCAAATACAAAGTGAAGACCTTCATAATACTTTTCCATCAACTCTAGGTCTGGTGCTACACGAAGTTCTTCATTCTCCTCCATGTAATACTTCATGCGATTGATTGCATCTGGGTCTGTC